AGTTTTTGTTGCTCTATTTAGATGAAGATTCTGTAGCCGAGTTAGCCAATGGCTAATCAATATGAGTTATTCCAGCGGTACGTTCGATTGGTGATTGGTCCTATCGATGTTAGTTCTTTAGACGCATATTTTAATATAGAAAAAAATCTATCCAAAGAACCTAATAAATGTGAATTACAAATTTATAATCTAAATCCCTCAAAACGAAAAGCCCTAGCTACTCAAAAAAATCTACCTATAGAAATAAAGGCTGGCTATTTAGGCATGAATGCGGCTCCTATAAATGATGCAGAATTTTTGATTTTTAAAGGCGACATTCAACAAATTTTTAGTACTAAAGAAGGCCCCGACTGGATTACAACCCTTCGTACAGCCGATGGCATAGACGCTAGACAAAACTCCCGACTAACAAAATCTTACAATAAAGGTCATGTGTTTAGAAACATAGCTAAGGATTTAATAGAGGCTTATCGAGTAGATGGGAAAAAGGCGCTATCTAGAATTGCTAAAGGGGATCTAGAAGGCGCGCTAGGTACAGTGTTGAATGGTTATACCGTAACTGGCGCCGTAAATAGAGAACTAGATAAATTGTTAGAAAAAATGGGTTGTTCAGGATCAGTTCAAGACGGTGAGCTTATCATATTAAAACCGAAAGAAACACTAGGAACCGAGGCAATAGTCCTTACTCCAGATACAGGGTTAGTAGCGAGTCCCGAAATTGATAACAATGGATTTTTACGTTGTCGCTCTTTGCTTAGACCTGAGTTCAAACCTGGTTATGAAATCAATGTTCAATCGGATTCAATCAATGGCTCTTTTAGAATAGAGCGAGTTAATTATACAGGCTCCACGTTTGAAACAATCTGGTATGCAGATCTTGAGGCTTCGCCACTGTAATGGTTGATAAAACACCTACACTTTCCGATCTATTAGCTACTGTAGTAGAGTCGTATGTAGAGGATCTTCACGTAGCCTTACCGTGCAAAATACAGAGCTACGATGCTACTAAACTAATTGCCGATGTTCAACCTCAAATTAAACGATCTGTTACGAAAAAAGATGGCACCAAGGCCTACGAAAGCTTTCCGCTAATCCCGTCTGTACCCATAGCCTTCCCTCGCGCAAACGATTGGTTTTTAAGTCTACCGCTACAAGCTGGTGATTTTGTGTTTGTGGTTTGTTCTGAACGATCTTTGGAGGACTGGCGCGCTACGGGGACCGAATCAGAACCTACCGATTATCGAATGCATAGACTAGATGGCGCGGTAGCTTTTCCCGTTAGCCTATACCCGTCATCCAATTTACTAGCCTCTGTCTCTACTACTAATATGGTTTTAGGAAAAGATGCTGGCGCAAAAATTTATGTGAGATCTGACGGTAAAATCCATATTGGAGAGGCTACTGATTTTGTCGCGAAAGCCACACCAACGGAAAACCGGCTCGATGCGCTAGAATCTAAAGTAAATGAATTGATTACATTCGCGGCTACGCACGCGCATACAGGCGTAACCACGGGACTAGGTGTTTCTGGCGTAGCCCCCGGTGCACCATCGTCTATTACACCGGGAGATGCTGTGGCCTCCTCTGTTGCTAAGGTTGAATAATTTATGGATATAAAATTAGACAACACGGGAGACCTTGATTTTACTAGTAATGATTTTTCATATGTTACGGAATATGACGCAGTGATTCAACATTTACGGATTCGACTGCGTAGTTTCAAGGGTGAATGGTTTTTAAACACCGACGAAGGTATGCCGTATTTTCAAGAGTTTTTTGTGAAGAATCCTAGTAAGTTGATTTTAGATTCTAGAATGCGCGAAGCGATCTTAGAAACACCCGGTATAAAAAGCCTTACGTCTTTGACTTACGATTTTGATGGTGCTAGCCGAGCGCTATCGATAGATTTCACGGCCTTGCTAGATGACAATACTGATTTCCGATTTACATTTTCTGAACTTCTAATAGGTGATTAATGAGCTACGGATTAACTGCAGATGGGTTTAGTAATAAACCTTTAGAAGTAATAAAAGCGGAAATAGAAACAGAATTAAAGGAGACGATTGATCCCGGCCTGAATGTTACAGCAAGCTCTGTAACTGGGCAGTTTATAGGCGTATTTTCCGATAAGTTATCAGAGCTTTGGGATGCTTGTCAAGCCGTTTATTCAGCGTATGACCCATCCGCCGCTGAGGGTGTTTCTCTAGATAACCTTTCGACTTTAACAGCTACCCTTAGACTGGAAGCAACGAAAAGTACCGTAACCGCTTCTGTAAATCTAAATAACGGAACCACCTTACCGGTAGGATCTAAAGCCAATGTTGCTGGTGATACTTCGTCAGTTTTCGTTACTATAGAAGAGATAAGTAATTCATCCGGTATTACAGCTGATTTCAATGTGGATATGGAGGCGGAAGTTACAGGCCCGGTGGCCGCTAATGCGGGTACGTTAACTGAAATCCTTACTCCTGTAGCCGGGTGGAATAGTATTACTAACGCCGCAGATGCTATTCTGGGAATTACTGAGGAAACAGATTCCGCGCTTCGTATTAGAAGAGAGACAGAGTTAACCGCTCAAGGTGCCGCGACAATAGATGCTATTAGAGCAGATCTCTTAAATGTAGATGACGTAGAAGAAGTTAAGATGTTTGAAAATATTACTTTAATTACGGATGGAGACGGATTGCCGGGCAAAAGCTTCGAGGCTGTTGTATTAGGTGGTACAGATGTAGCTATCGCACAGCAACTTTTTGATTCTAAAGCCGCTGGCATGCAGCCGTATGGAGTAGAATCCGAAAACGCAACCGATAGCGAAGGAAACGCGCACGCTATAGGTTTTACCCGCCCCACTGAGATAGTTATTTATTGTGAAGTAGATTTATTAATAGATGCAGATACTTACCCGGCAGATGGGGACGATCAAGTCAAAGCCGCAATATTGGCTAAAATAAATGAGCTGTTCGGAATAGGGGATGATGTGATTCTTTCTAGACTCTATTCTGCGATTTATACTGTTTCGGGCGTAATAGACGTAACCGATCTAATGGTAGACGATGTAACCCCAACTGTAGCTACAGGTAACTTTGCAATAGGTACAAAAGAAATAGCTGCAATCATTACTGCTCGTATTGATGTAGATACTACCCCGGCGTAACATGACAATATCAATAATCACCGATCATATACAGCAAGGGCTAGACCTGCTAAAGGAGCAGTTTAAAGGCAAAGAAAAAATCGAAGCCTTTATTTCTGCTTTTCTTAATCAGATTCAGCTAATTGAGGATACTCTAGAGCAGCTTTTAAATGATAGGACTATTGATTTGAGCTCCGGGGAAAATCTAGATTTAATCGGGCGCATAGTCGGGCAACCTAGAGAGGGCCGAACCGACGCTAATTACAGGCCTTGGATTAAAGCTAGGATATTAATAAACAAATCCTCAGGGACTGCGGAAGAGATTTACGAAGCCCTCAGACTTATTTTGATCGACTTCCCTAATTTTGATATGAGATTAATTGATGAATATCCGGCCGGGTTTAGACTACAAGCGATTACAGCATTAGGTTCTCTCGATCCTGATGTAATATTTGATATTTTAAATCAAATGCGCGCCGCAGCTGTAGACATCTCATTTGCTTATAACGTATCTGAACCCATTTTTAAATTTGACTCTGGTCCTGGATGGGATCAAGGCCACCTCGGTGGATTAATTTCTTAGGTAACAAACTATGCCAATAAAACCAACAATAGATATAACTTGGGATTCTAACGAAACTAATCTAGCCGAACCCTCAGCTACATTACAGGCTGACGGCTATGTTATTGACGAAGTGCCAAATAGTACGGAATTTAATGGGTGGCTCAACGGGGTTTGGCAATGGAAAGACTATTTTGAAGATTCTACAGACGAATTAAATGGTGTAGGAAAGCGGGTTGAATTTAACCTAGAAAGTTATTCCCATTCCAGAGGCGCTGGACGCATCTATAGTATTATAAAGCATGGTACTTATCTGTTTGCTTCGGTAGATCAAGGATCTAGCGGAATGCGTAGTGCAGATAATGGGGCAACCTGGACAAACAAAACTATACCCGGATCAAATAACGTTTTTGCTATGGCTAGTAATGATAGCCGCATAGTAGCCGTAAGCGATAATACGGACATTAGTACTAGTGATGATAATGGAGATTCCTTTACATCACGAACCTCGGCTATAAGTAGTGTTGTTCTTTCTGGTGTAGCTACTGGTGGAGGAAACTGGGTAATCTGTAGTCAAACATATTCGGCCATTCAGAATTCTACTGATGGGGCAACCTGGACCGCGAGAACAAGTGCACTAACTTCTGGAAATCAAATGTTCGGGGTCGCTTATGGAAATACTCGTTTTGCGGTTGCTTGTTCGCACGGTAAAATAATGACTTCCTCAGATGGCGGGACGACCTGGACAGTGCCATTTGATGCTACCCACGATAAAAATTATAATTGCATAACTTATGATGCTACTATCGGATTTGTGGCTTTAGGTGCAGATGGATACGGAGTTCATTCGGTCGATGGAATTACCTGGACAGATTTAGGGGCTGTAGCGGATGCGAGAGTACGTGGAGTTTCGTCAACCGGCGATGGATTCATATTTGCATATGATATAAATGGGGATATTTATATTACCGCAGATGGGATCAACTTCCGTAAGCAAACAACTACACTACCTTCAATATCTGCTGACGAACTCGTCCACATGAATCCTGTCGCGTATATTGATGGGAATTTCATGTTTGGTTCAGCTAGTTCGGGATTTGTATACAGAGGCGATAGCTTCCATAGCTTACGTAGAGATCTCGATACGAACACGGCCGACATAGCTACGAATACTGCTGATATTGCTACGAATACTGCTGATATTGCTACGAATACTGCTGATATAGCTACGAATACTGCTGA